TGCGGTGGCAGGAGTAACTGAACCACTAAATACAATAAATACCCCATTTGAAATAGTTGCTGAAGCAGTAAATGGTAAGCCACCAACTTTTAAAGCCCCTGTTCCAGTTTGAGCCGTCCAAGTACATTCAAGAGTACAAAAAACTTTTCTACCAATTTTTATGTATGAGCCAGATTGCACCGTATAGGTTGTAGTTCCAGCGGTGGTAGCACCAAATGCAGTAGGTGTCCAGCTTCCTTCTTCATAATCATCCAACGTATTAGCGTCTGATGATGCTGATTGAGTTGCGGGGAATGCAAGACCAATACCGCTTGACGCTGCTGCCGTTCCAAGACCTATGCCGTTGACGTTAAACACACCAATTTGTGTAGATGTTGTTATGTTTCTAAAATAAATATTGGCATCGCCACTATTCATGTAGATACGAGTGTTGGTAGTTCCATTATTTAGGTTAAATTCTGGAGCAGTGTTTAGGGTTAATCCAGCCGTAGCACGAATTGCACCAGTAACGTCTAACTTAACACCTGGTGACGAAGTGCCTATACCTAGATTGCCTGTGCCAGTTAGGCGCATAAACTCCGTACCGCCTTGATTAAAAATATACGAACTAGGGACTGTGTTATCAAAATTGATACCGCCAGAAGTTGTATTATTATTTGTAATCTGCAATACTTTTGATGCTCCTTCTGAAGTAATACGATTGCTCACTGAATCTTCAATGAAACTAATGTATTGTGTTGCTACACCTGAGCGCGCAAAACGAACAGAACCCGCAACTTCAAGCGGTACTGCTGGTGACGAAGTGCCTATACCCAACCCTGTTGAGGTGAGGCGCATACCTTCTGTAGTTCCAGAATATGCAAACGATAAATAACTACCGCCAATTTGTAATGGTTGAAAAGAAACACCAAGTGTATTGTCAACACCTTGAATACTTGTTTGTGTTGCATCCGTTGCAACCCGCAACCCTTTAGTAGTTCCAGACAAACCAAATACATAACCGCCATCGGCTTTATTTGCTTGAAGCGTTGCAACAGGCGCATTTGTCCCAATGCCTAATCTTGTGTTTGTTGAATCAAAACTTAATGCAACACCAGTAGCCAATGCACTTGTACTAGAAGCGTAAACCACACCGCCTGATGTGAATGATGAAAGTCCAGTGCCTCCTGATGTTGTGCCTATGGCAGTCGATGCTGTAACAGTCGTAAACGCACCACTAGATGCAGTAGTAGCACCCACAGTACCATTGATATTGATAGAGGCTGTACCCGTTAAGTTTGTAACAGTACCGCTAGTAGGCGTACCCAATGCACCATTGAACAATACTGGCGCACCAGCAGAGCCTGTATTGACCGCTAGAGCAGTTGCTACACCAGTTCCTAGACCTGATACACCTGTGCTGATAGGAAGACCTGTAGCATTAGTCAAAGTTGCGCTAGTAGGTGTTCCAAGGATAGGTGTGACTAGGGTAGGAGACGTAGCAAATACTGCTGACCCTGTTCCTGTTTCGTCTGTCAAAGCACCTGCTAATTGAGATGAAGTGAACGAACCCAAAGAGGTAGCATTGCCAACAGAAGTAACTGCACCTGTTAAGTTAGCATTAGTAGTGACGTTACCCGCAGTCAAACCTGAAGCAGTGCCTGTGATGTTTGTGCCTACCAAGGCTGATGGAGTGCCTAAAGCGGGAGTAACGAGAGTAGGGCTGGTAGCAAATACCAAAGAACCCGTACCTGTCTCATCAGTAACCGCAGAGATCAAGTTAGCAGATGATGGAGTACCCAAGAATGTAGCTACACCTGTACCTAAACCACTCACACCCGTAGATATTGGCAGACCTGTGGCGTTTGTCAAAGTACCAGATGCGGGAGTTCCTAATGCGGGAGTCACCAATGTTGGCGAGTTTGACAACACTACTGAGCCTGTGCCTGTAGAGCTAGTTACACCCGTACCACCATTTGCTACCGCTAAAGTGCCAGTGATGTCGGCAGTAGAGAGAGTGACCGCATCCCAAGTGGCATTTGTGCCATCAGTTTGGAGGTACTTGTTTGCGTTACCTGTCTGGGTAGGTAAGAGGTTATTTAGACCACCAGCCGCCGTAGAAGCACCCGTACCGCCATCAGCAACTGCTAAGTCTGTAATGCCTGTGATTGTTCCACCAGTAATTGCGGCAGCAGAGTTATCTGTCTTTGTCGCAACAGCAGTAGCAATGTTATTGAACTCAGTGTCAATCTCAGTACCACGGACGATCTTTAGTGGATCGCCTGGTGTGAGGTTGTCCTTAGTCGCAAAGTTGGTACTTTTTGTGTAGTTACTCATGATATTTTCCCGTTCTTAGATTGAATCTCAATCTTCTGAATTGACAGTTGAGTGCCGTTGATAGTGGTTTCGTAACCTGTTTGAACAATCTTTCCTGCACCTGATGCACTGACATCAAGCGTCTTAATTAAGACTCCACCAGAGTATTCAGCCACGCCATATTCAGCTAGTCCGTACTCATAGTTCTTTTGAGTTGGGATATACGCATTGCCAGACAGATAGTTAGCAGCAAAGTCAAAGCCCCACTTGATCGTGACGTACTGGTTAGAGCCACCAATCACAATGGTCTTGATTCGCTTTAAGACAGAGATTTGGTTCTGGTTTCCCAAGTCTGCATGGTTTGTGAAGTATGAGAAGCGATAGGTGGAAGTGTTATCCAAGTAGCTTGCATACTTACCGATATAGCCACTCTTGCCAATGTACAGATCACCATTTCTCAATGAGTATAGAGCTGTAGGCGCAATAGAGTCCCACTTGGTAATTCGTGCCGCACCATCAGGCAACTGCATCTTGGTGTCAAAGCAATAGACTTGACCTGTTACTGGGAATGTCAACAGATAAAAGGCATTCTTCTCTGAGTAAACAGACTTCAGATTAGCAATGGTTTCTACTGCTAAAGAAGATACTAAGTCAGAGCGAACATTCTTAGAAAGATCACGCAATGGTGCAGACTTCTCTTGGATTGTCCTCATCAAAGAGCGAACACCTGAGTCAGACAAGAAAATAACGTCTGTACCGATAGACTGAATAGAGTCTCTGGCAATGCAACCAATTGAGCCAACTGTATCGCTCAACTGAATTGTTGCTGGAGTTGTTGCACCAGAGTAGACAAGAATCTGTCTCTTGCCAAAGATGAACAAGAAATCATTGTGAGCAGCCAAGCCCATGATCTCATCAGCACCATTAGGCCAGACCCTAGAGACATCGAGTGAGCCAGTAGTGCCACCACTCCAAACATGACCTGCAATCAGGTCTGAGAAGCTTATAGTGACCTTATCAGTAGATGTATTGGCAACCCACAGACGACCAAATGCTGAGATAGCAATATTGGCAGATGGGACAGTTCCTGTGTAGCCTGACTTCTCAGAGACTCTGCGATAAGTGGTAGTGCTTACCGCTGGGTCAAAGATCAGAGGATCATGTCCTGCTTGGAAAAAGTAAGTGATGCCATTAAGAGAAGCACAATGCCAATTATTTGCAGAGATGCTAGGAGCAGACCCACCCCCACCATAGCTCAACTCAGTCACAGCATTTGAACTATTGAGCTTGAATAATTTGAGATTTCCTGCGAATAGAACAGTCAAAGTGCCATCAGTTTGGACTAACTCATGGATGACAGTTACGTCATTTGTACCAAGAGTTCCAGATGAAGAATTGACTAGGGTATAACCCTTGCGTGAGCCGATGCGACCATACTGATCGATCACACAATTGGAAGCAACCAAAGCAAAGCCAGATGCCAAATCCAATGGCGAGTCTTGCGTGTTCAGGCCATAAAAGCCTGGTGCGCTAATGCTTTGACTTTGTAGTTGTGCAGACATTAGATTGCCACAAAGTTATCTTCAATGTAACGAGTGCTTTCCATCGCAATAGCGTCAGATAGCATCCCACGGAATAAAGCATAAGCCTCAGAACTTGCTGTACCACCATCTTCACCACGTTCAATCAAGGCACGAGCATAAGCACTCTGTGCAACTAAATAGTCTAAAACCTTGACTGAAGTGCCATCAGAAGACAATGTAGCTTGAGGTACATTCAATTCAAATATGATTGTATAAACGCCATCAGGAACTGGAAATAACTCTACTTTAGTATCTCCAGAACCATCTACACCACTAAAAGTGAATTCTGAAGGTATGGATGTTGCAGGAGTCTGAAAGTTTAACTTTCGATTCATCTCAACAAAAGAAATATTTGTTAAACCAATGACGCTTGTTTTATTGATGGCATCATTTAATTGGAACTTTTGACCTGCACCAGTTAATGAATATGAATGTGTATTAGCAGATGTAGTTATTGTAATTGTTGTAGATAAGACATTCCAATTATAAGCATCTTCAATTTGACGTTTAGCATCATTGACAAACTTGCCAACCAATGCGGAATAGTTTGTTTCCGTTACTGTAGAAACATTTGTCTCACGCAATCGAGTGAGAACATCATTGACAAGTTCTAAGTAGGTCATGTTCTTTGCGCTCCTTGAACTTCAAAAGTGCCAACAACAGACATGGTTGAACCTGTTTCTGAAGTTGCAGTTATGTAATCACCTTCTTCCATCACAAAATATTGTGTGTCTGAAAAAAGCGTTAATGTTGTTCTTGCTGATAAAACTTGTTCGCTAACAATTAAAGTTGATGTAGCAGTACTTGCGTCATACCAACTAAATGAAATGTGTTTGCTTGGAGTTGTGTTACAAGTGTGAAGTAAGACGCACCTTGCATAGTATCCAGTAGGCACTGTATACAGCGTAGTAGCTGTATTAGCAGTTAAATTCTTACCGACAGAAACTGGTCTCACTTCATATTCCTCTTAGAGATCGCTTTAGCCTTAGCTTTAGCGTCTTCCTTGGACGTTGCGCCCCAAGCTCTAAGAGAAAGTAAAAGTCGGGTAGGCTTTCCATCTTTCATCTCAGCGCCAGACATATTGCCCATTCGTGCTAAAAAGGATGCCCTACGAGGGTTATCTCCCGACTTGACTGGTGGTTTTAAATTGCCACCTGTTTCTGCATTATACGATGCTCTACCTTTGGCATTCAAGCCCCCTTTGGGGTTTTTTCCTTCTTTTGTTTGCCAAACAGGAGATTTCATTTCTTCTTTGCGGTCTTAGCCGAAGCCTTAAATGCCGCCTCAGTAGGAGCACCTTTAGAACCAACCTTACGCATCTTTTCCTTAGAACCTGCTTTGATGCGTTCTTGCTTGGCATGAATGTTAGTGTAGAGACCTTGTTTCATTTCTTTTTCCTCATTGGCTTGTTCATGCCAGCTTCAGATAAAGCAATGGCAATAGCCTGTTTACGAGAAGTGACAGTTGGGCCTTTTTTAGAGCCAGTATGAAGCATACCAGTTTTGTATTCGTGCATAACTTTGCCAACTTTTTTGGCGGCTGAGGATTTCTTCATTTGCTTCTCCCAGATTTCTTCATCATGTTTGTAGCGGTACGACCACCACGCTCAGGCATTGGACGTATCTTAGGCTTCCCAACAGCAATCATAATTGCCAAAGGCATAGTCTTTGGTTTCTTAGTCTCTTTAGGCTTTGTCATTTTCATGGTTTTTCCTTCGTAATAGGCCCGCCAGCTTTCCACGCATCACAAGTACGGGCGGCAGCACAAGTGAATTGAAATAAGTCGCAATAGCCGAGATCAGCGGCTTTAATGAAATTTTGGTCATAAGATAATTCTCCTTCTCCTTCATCCTTTTCAAGACCGCCTTCAATACAGGCCATCATCTTAGGTGTTTGGATAAAGGCAGCGCAGTTACCACATCGCATACCTTTGATTTCTTCTGTAGGAGCGTTGTACATCTTGGCTTTCTTTAGCCAAAACGAATCATTAGACTCTTTAGGATTGGGTGGGCCATAGCCAAACTTAGCAAAGGCATTGTTTCGGTTCTTCAGATTGACCAAAATATCTTGTGTTGCAATAGGGCAGACAACGCCAGTAAGTAGGTTCATTTCATTACCTTTGTAGCTACAAATGAAATAACACCACCTATTACAGAGGCAATTGCCATTCCAACAAAGAAGCCACCTTTAGACCTATTTGCCATCTCTAATAGGGCTTTGATGTCATCTCTCATAGCAGATACTTCAGCCTGTAAAGCCTCAACTTGAGCTTCCAATTTTCCAAATTCTCTTGGATCAATTTCCGACATTTGAAACCTCTTTTTTTGGTCTACCCAATTTGGGTTTGTCTTCCTTTGGAGTTTCCTCAACAAGAACGTATCCTTGATGATCTTTCATGCTATCAATATCATGTTGATAGGTAAAAGTGACTTCAGTACCAGACTGTAAACATCTAAAAGTAGCCATAAAAACTCCAAAAAAAGGGGGGTATTAGCCCCCTTTTATCATACCAAACGAACTACAACGCACCGAACTGTAGTGCTTGCTAAGTCCAAAGTACCGCCTGATTCGTTTTGGAAACGAATAGAGACAACATCTGATGCTGAAACATAAGGTGTAACGCTAATGCCAGAGACATCAACGCCCATACTTACATTCATCACAATATCGCCTAGCTTTACGCCAGGTACGGCAATGGTGTTTGTTTCACCTGCGCCATCAACCAAAGATGATGCGTTAAGTGTTGCTACTACAGACCAAGTATCCGAAAAAAGACCTCGGAATTGGTCAGTTCCCCTACGGGAAACTACTGCTGTTGCTGCTGCCATAATAAATCTCCTTGATGTAAAAAATCCCCCCACCGATTAAGGCGAGGGGAAAAGGCAACTATTAGGCTGGAACTGCTAACGCATATGCGCTAGAAGACAAAGCTGCACCAGTTGTAGCGGCTGTACGCATGGCTTTTACGCCATACAGAGTGTCAGATGTAAACAGAGTAGCGAGGTACTCTTGTTTGTACTGAGTCTGTGAACGGACACCAACTTGCTCAACCAGAACCATAGAGTCCTTGTGACCCATCAAGCAGATACGATCTGTTTGAGTATTGCCATATCCAGTATCAGCATTGCTAGATGTGAACACAGGAATACCATACAGATTACCGATTTCACCAGTACGGATGGCATTACCATTGCCCACAAAAGCCTGTTCTGTGTAACGGGAAAGACCCATCAACGTATTGCGGCTTGAAGGAGGAATGATAAAGAAACGACCATCCATAGGAGTGTCGTTATCGTCCAAACGCTGAATGGTTCTACGAATAGCGGCATCAGTCAAAGCAGAAGCATTTGAAGATGTGCTGTTGTAAGCAGTAGTACCATCACCGCCAATATAGGCTTTGGTGGATGTATTGCTTGTTGCGTAGTCGTTAGTACCGACAGTAGCACCATTGAATGCACGACCCAATTGGATCAAATCAGTGTCTACTTGCTTGGCAAGCGCATAGCCCGCATCAGCAGTGTAGAACTGGCGCAAGCTGTTCAAGGCTTGTGCTTCAACGATGTCCTCAATGAAACGTGAATATTCATAGTGCTTGTTAATCAAGACTTGAACTTCTGTCTCAGTATCGGCAATCAAAGTAACGGCAGTAGATGCCGCTTTAGCTGAAGCAGAACCACGAGTAGGGGCGGGAATGTGAATGGTGTCACCTTTCTTACCCTTAAAGTTCATCTTCATAACGATGTTAGCCAGAACAAGATTCTTCTTGTAGGCGGCTACGATTTCATCAGACCAGATTTCTGGAATGAACGTGTTTGCGGTGGTTACTGTTACCGCTGGTGTTGGATATGCCATGATTAAATCTCCTAAAACAAATTTTAACGAACCCGTTTCTCTGCATACGCTTGATAAATTTCATCAGCAAGCGAAGCATAACGATCTGGGTCTCTTAATTGAAGCTGAATAAGGTCAGCCCTTCTGTATATCTTTTTTGATGATTCACCAGAACCACCTACATCAACACCTACTGCCTTTAAGTTCTGCTTGCGAGTTACCTCACCCTCATCACTTACTTGCTTACTTTTTACAGTGCGTAGCTGTTTATAGGTAGATAGCAATTCATTGGCTGAGTCGAAATCATATCCAGAATCGGCTTGCTCAAAAATTTTGATGCGAACAGGGCTAGACTTCACCCAATTTGCAAAATCCTGATCTCTGGCGATGTCTCCAAAGTCTGGATGTTCTTGCGCTAACCTTTGCTGAATTTGCGCCCTTTTCATCTCTTGCGTAACTTGTCGTGCCGCTAGGATGTCAGGGTGATTATCAACAGTCCTTTGAACTGCTTTCTGTGGATTCTCAAAGAAATCTACTTCAGGCTCTTCCTGTCTAGTCTGTTGTCGTGAACCAAGGTTCTGTTTGATAAGTTCATCGGCTAACTTTCTGACCTCGCCTACTTCCTGTGCTTGCTTTCCAATGAGCTTTTCAGCCTCTTGGTGCATCCGCACAATCTCGTCTAAACTTTTATCCCTGTATTTCTCAGGAAGTTCAGCCTTTTGCTCGATCTTCTGCTCTTCGATCTCTAACTCACCCAACTCTTCTTTGTCATCATCAACTAACATACTTTTTCCTTTTCCTGCCGTCAATCGGTTGTAGGAGATTCAACTCGGCATAATTGCTTATGAGTTGAGTTTCTGCTCGGACTTTAATCTATCTAAGTGACTTTTCTCGAACCTTCCATGCGATGATGGAAACGCTCCAGACCACCCTTCTAACTTAAAAGCTGGCGCAGATAAAATGCGATGAGTCTCCTCACCACAATCACATACAAGACTTGTTAACTCATAATTAACAAATCTCTCTGTCTTATGCCCGTTTATACAGGCAAATTCATACATTCTTCTCATTTAAGTCCTCAAATGCTCTTTCGCTGACTTGTTTCAAGTTTTTCAGCCAAATTAGTATTGAATACTCGCCTTTTCTGAATTGTAGACTTTTTTCATCTGCAATTGTTGAGATATTATTCAAAGGCTCTATCATTTTGTCAACATCTTCCATCAATTCTATCCATCCCTGAGTGGACATCATGGAAAATCGCTCTTCATAGTATTTCTGAAGTTCTGGATTCATTGTCTAGCCATCTGTTTTTCAACAATCTTAGCCTTATTCTGAATATCTGCTTCTTTTAGCATCAAATCAGCAATCTTGACCCGCTTATCAAACTCTCGTGAAGCTAAAGCGTCATCAGTTGGGAGGTTCTTGGTATTAGCCGCCATACTCTTTGCTTGCAACTCAATAGGCATCAATTGCGCTTCAGTCATTAACTTTTGCGCTTCAGCCTTATTCTGTTCTGCTTGTGTAGTTTGGACAGCAATCTGAGCCTGAACCAGTTGCATAGCCAATTGTTGTTGCAATTGAGCCGCTTGTTGAGCTTGTGGATCAGCCGTAGCCATCTTGTCTAGCATTTCGATCAACTCAAATCTGTTTGACAGAGAAGAATTAGCCATGATGCCCTTCAAAATAATAGGCAAAACAGGAGTATTAGGGCCAAGAGTCTGCAAAAGGGCAATGAACTGTTGTTGCTCATGCTCTCTAGCAATGATTCCAAGTGCTGCCGTAGGAATGAACTTCATGTCCACAGTAGGGTAACGCTCTGGATCGAACTGCATATAGCGGTAGGCGGCTTTGGTAATGAAGGGGATCATAAAATCCTCTTGGAAGTTCACCAAGGTACGCTTGTATTTCTTGATAATTGAGGCAGTAGCCATCGAAATACCGCCCTGACCCGCATCTCTAGCAACGGCAGACACCATTCCCTGAGAGTCAAGAGTGCCTGTTGCCATCAAAAGCATACGTTCAAACTCTTTGGCAGTTGTCAGGTTAGAGCCATCCGTATTGCCGAACTTAAACGGGAACAGAATCTCATTGGGATTGCCGTTTGTCAGGATAGCTTTACCTGGCTTAACTTCAAACTTTGCACCACGAGGTAGACGGGTGGCATCCATAGCCATCATTGGGCTAGTTGTCAGAGCTAGTGAATCTAAGTGGCTACGCACTTGGGCATCAATAGCCTTTTGTGAGTTATAAGCCTTCTCAACAGTACCACGACCTAATAAGCGATTAGGAACTGTATCGTCCTGATAAGCAAGAATCGGGCGGTCTTTCATCATGTATGGGTTCTTTTCTGCCTTCAGAAGAACACCATCATTGGCGATCACTACGATAGCCTCAACCAGATCGGAATACTCATCCTGAATACTATCTTCAGGGAACAAGTCTTCTACTTCTGCGCCATCGTTTTCTAGTTGGTCAAGATACTCTCTAGGAACTAAACCATAGTAGGTCAAAAGTTTAACTTTATCGTCTTCGTATTGGGAGACTTCTTGGGTAGGCTCTAAGTCTGTGTCCATAGAGTCAGTGCCGACCTTTACCTTGCGGTAGATGCCTTCTTCTTGACCTTTAACGACCTTATGGATAGAGACATACTTCTCGATAGCGACACCCATACAGTCATCAATAGATGTTCCATTGGGGTCAAACAAGAAGTTACGGGGGTTTACAGGAACAATCTTGACTGCAATTCGGTCTTGTTCTACGACACCGATAGCGGCTTGTCCCATCTGACCAGGTATTGCCTGAGTAGCGGGGACAAAGACTTTCTCTGTTTTGACAATAATCTCACCGATACCCGTACCATAGATTTCAGCCAACAATTCAATCTGGTCAATAGACTTGCGAATCTTGTCTACTTTGAAGTCTTCCATCAGTTGTGCTTTGATAGCAGCAACATCTAGGGGGCTACCATTGACATCACGAATATCGTCTTGGATATCAAAGAACTCACCCTGACCAAAGATGGCTTCCATGATCTCGGCATGGCGTGTCTCTACGGCTTGTTGGGTAGCGGGGGTAACGATACGGCTACGCTCTGAGTCTCTAGTTTTATCTTGAGCATCCCATTCGCCATTGAATATTCTCTCATATTCTAGCCAATCATCAAGGCAATTGACATCTCTCCAATCCCTCCATCTATCACAATGGTCGACAACAAAGTTAACTATCTCTTTGTCTGAGTCACTAGGTTCTTGGAATTCCATTCTTATACCCCGCTAATAATATCTACTGGTTCCCATTCTTCTGAATCATCTTCTTCCATGTAAGATGTAACAGCCAGTTGGTCAATGTAACTGAGGGAGTCAGGCAAGTCATCATGGACTCCTTGAGCAGGGAACAGGATTAACTGGTCTACAAACTCATCCCAATCTTCTTCCGAATTTAACACAATTCTGCCATGCTCGAACCTACCTTGTAAAGCCCAGATGATCCGATCCGCTTTTTTTCTATTCCCGTGGGTCAAATCTATGATGTGAGCAAAGGTGTTGTTCTTACGCATCAAGTCTGACAAGTAGGGCAAAACAGCGTTCTTTAACGCCCCCCTCTCTATTCCCACACTCAAAGGGCGGTAGTCCCTAATGGCAATGAGTATCTTGGAGGCGGTCTCACGGATGTCCCAGCGTCCGTGTTCAATCTTCTCAACAAACCACTTCCCATCGTCTGTAACCTTAACGATTGAGATAGCAGACTCGTCTAGCCGCTTTTTAGCGTTAGCCGCTTGTTTGGCAACTTCCTCGAATCCCGCTAGGTCAACAGCGATGTAATAGCTTCCATGTTCAGGACTAACCCCGTATTTGATCCACTCTTCCTTGAAGATGTCCGAACCCGCATTGGTGAACGAGGCCATAAACTCTTGCTTGAAAGCGAAAGAACTTAGGGTCTTTTTAGCGGAATCTATCTCTGCTTGGTCAATCAAGGGGTTATCAGCAGTAGTAAAGTGCCATGACTTCCAATCAGGATCATCCTCTGACTCTCCCAACTTAAAGGTATCGTAGAACCAATTTCTACCCTTTGGAGTGCCAATAAAGAGTGCTCTACCCCGTTTATCAGACAAACTGGCTCGAATGACCTGTTCCCATGCTTCAGGCTTTATGTCGGCAACCTCATCGAGAACGGCATAGGTCAGACTGACACCACGGAGCGTATCAGGACGATCCGCACCACGGACGTATATCCTAGCTCCGTTTATCAGGGTAATGTCTAGGTTGTTTACGTGGGAAGACTGAATAACCTCTCTACCAAGGTCTAACAGTAAGTCCCAGATGATTTGACGGCTTTGTCCCATAGTGGGACTCACATAGAGAACCGCAGAACCTTGTGGACACTTGAGTCCTTCAATCAGTAGAGTAACTGCAGCCATCCTAGACTTACCGCATCTACGCCCAGCAGCCACAACCTTGAACCTAGTCGTATCCTTAAATACCTCTTGTTGCCAAGGAAGTAGAGAGAAGTTCAAATCAGCCATACTTAGCCTCTACGTCTTCAGGTTGTTCAGTGTCCACTACCAATGGCTCTTGTCCTAAACCAGTGATATTGATGGTTACCGCTGATCTCTGAGACTTATCCTTTTCAAACAAAGAAACAGGAAGAGTCCTATCAAGACACATCTTCAGGGCTACCAATTGATGGGGATGGTCATCATTAAGGGCTATCTCAATAACCTTTTGAGCCACATCCTTACCCCCACTCCTAATCATTAGCTCTTTAAGCTCCTTCAGACGTTGATGGTCTGTCTTAGGTAGTACAAGGGGTGGATTGTCAGCAAACCTCTGTATAGTCATCTTAACGCTTCCCTTGGGTCTTCCTCTTCCTCTTTTTTCCATTTTGTCCTCCTTGGAATGGATTAGTTCATTTTAGCTTTTTCTGAGGATGGGTGGCTCCACAAATATCTCATAACCCAACCTACCCCCTCCCCCCCCCATACATCTCACCACCTAGGGTTTACCATCATGTCTTTTTATACAGTACTGTCTAGGCATACAGCATAGGGTTTCCCCTTATCCTAGATGCGAATGATTCTCATTTAGATTTAGAAGGGTGAAAGTTAAGGCGGGTGCTTTTCAGTGTTACTTGATTGATCTAGTTCTATCCGTCTATTGTCTTATCCCTTGTCTATTCCCTTACTGTTTACCCTATTGATTGACATGGTTAGGGCTATCCCTTTTCTTTCCGTCTAGGTTAGTTACTAACCCTATGCTTTCCAATGGGCTATCTGTTCTATATCCGATACCATGCAAGTGTTGATAAAGGCTCAATAGGTTTTCAAAACCCTGACTAATATTGCCTTGCCCAGCACTCAATAAGATCTGCAGCTTAGGGTTATCCAGCTTGCGTCTAAATTGAACAGTGTCTACTTTTGGCGGCCTACTCATGTTCTAACCCTGAAAACAATTAAATTAAAATAATTCTAGCATCTAAGGGTAAACACCTATGGTTTTTTTCTTTTTTAACCCGATAATTACTTTACTTTCAATCGGAAAGTGCAATTTATAGGCGTTACATCATGAAATTTGCTTTTATCCCAAAAGGTCAATACACAATAGGCCAAATTATCCAAGTACAGGGGCAATCTATGCGTGTTGAAAGCTACACACATACGGGCCGCAATCTAATTGCTTGCACATTAGACGATGCACCAAAATTCCAGCGTGTTGCGTGTATTTGCACCGATTCACCCTCAATTTTAGGGGTGACAGCATGAAAAACACTTTTTTAGACTATCTGACGGCCATTGTCATTGGCCTAATGCTATGCATAGGGGCTTTGCATTATTTTGACGTTTTGGTCAAATAATTAGGGTTTTTACCCATTTACTAGGGGTTTTGCGCCCCTAGAATTTTAATTTTTAACTGTAAATAGGTGTCATATGATCAAAATATCTCAAACTTCAAAATTGAATGCCCGTTCATGGTCATTGCAAGCTTTAGACACTTGCCCAGGATCTTGGGCCGCGCCTGGTGAATTAGTAGATGCTTGCAAGGGCTGTTATGCAACAACTGGGAATTACAATTACCCGAACGTGAAAGCCCCTCGAATCTCAAACCGCGAAGATTGGCAGCGGCTTGATTGGGTTTCCGATATGGTTAGTGAACTAGATCAAGATCGTTATTTTCGCTGGTTTGATTCGGGAGATGTTTACACGCTAGGTTTAGCCGAAAAGATACTTGAGGTTATGGTTCGCACGCCATGGGTTAACCATTGGCTGCCAACTAGGATGCACAAATTCCCCAAATTTGCCCATGTTTTCGCACAAATGGAAGCTTTGCCCAATGTAAAAGTCAGGTTTTCCAGTGATTCTATTCAGGGTGAATATATCGAGGGCTTGCATGGATCGGTTATTGGCCCTGATGCTGCCACATTTCAGGCAAGGGCTGGGGTTCAATTGTGCGAAGCATATAAACACGGTGGCAACTGTAACGGCTGCCGCGCATGTTGGTCTAAAGATGTGCCATTGATTGCTTACCCTGCACATGGCCAAAAAATGGCCCGCGTGATCAAGTTAAAGCAAATTTAAGGGGCTAAAAATGACACAAATTGATGCGTTAACTCAGTGTTTAATTTTAGCCTTAACTGCTCCAAATGATAAAAAAGCAGATCAGGCAAGTGAACTAGCGGAAAAGTTGACCTTTGGTTTGACGGTTGATCAGGTTGAAGCTTGCAAATTTGAAGCTTTAGAATTTGTGGGGTTTGAATGATCTATGCAATGATCGCCCTGATTTTACGAATACTCACAAAACGATAACCTAGAACCCGCCTAATAAGCGGGTTTTTTTTACGTCTAGCATAGTTGGTATGCACAAACCCCAAAAAACGGCTTAAAAGGGGCTTGAATAGACTTCTAGGGGCATTTCCTGCGTCAATCTGCGAATGGTAACGTCAAGGGCTGCTAGTTCATCCATTTTTTTGACCCGCCATATGGCCTTCGTGCCATGCCAACTATTGTGACAATCCCTGCACAAAGCTATAACGCAATATTGCAGTTTTTGCTCTATGTGATGTGCATCGCTTGGCCCATGTTGATCGCACACTGAGCATGGCAATAGCTTAACTTTTCCGATATGTAATCTATGCTTTGCGCTCAGTTTGTTGTTCACTGGGTGGCCTTCATTTCCATGCGGGCACTATATTGCTCAGTTCTCCAGACTTCAATTCTCGCCTGCGCTGCGGTCATTAGCCAACGATACTTTTCCTCGACCTCTACTGCCTCTCTGATACCTTCTAAGATGCCAACATAATCCGCATGAGCATAGGCATAGGTCTCTTGTTTTCCAAGAACCTCAGTTCCAGCTTGAGCCATGAGTTGTGCCTTGCGGGACTTTAAAAAACCCTCAAGGTAGATTCGAGTGGCTTTAGCCTTGCTGTAAGGTTCTGCCGTGTCAATCAGATATTGAATGGCCTTAGTTGGTTCGTTCATTCTTGCCCCCTTGCTCGGATAGCTTTTACGCAACGATATGCGTAGCTACCCTCAAACCCATCTTCTGTCGCAATCTCATCACAAATCTTCGCACATTCCTCACGTTCCATGCGGATAGCGGCTTGAATAGCGTCTATTTCCCAATGATATGGTTGGCCTTGGGCTTTTAATATCTGCTTACCAAGGTTACTTTGTTGCTCAACGGAATTAAATGGTTCGTCTTCCTCTTTAGTCCAATCAGTCATACCAAAACCTCAGTAAAGAAAGCACTCCCGCCCAAAAAGCAGTGAGTGCAATGAGAATTAGTTGCCACGCCTCGCTCATACATCCTCAGTCTTGTAATTGAGTTTGTGATGCTGAAAGCGCATTGCCGCCTCGCACTCCATCTCTTTGAATTGTTCGTCAGAGAATATCCCTATGACATTGCGACCCTCAAACCAAACCTCTTTGATGGATTCGTTATAGGTTGAATCCTCGTCTGATTCATACTCATAAACTATAGTAACAATTACGCTACCCGCACCCACTGTCGTGTCAAATTCCCAAGTTGATTCCATGATTCACTCCTGTTAAAAATTAAATCTTACCTAATTGATTGCGTAATACCATAGGGATTTACCCTAATGTCTGAATCATTCTTAAAGCGGCTTCAGGGTTGTCAATTCTGCACAAAGTACTTCCTGACCAATTCTCAAAAAAGTCTGTTTGTAGCTTGGTAAACTTCTTTTTGTTGTCTGTTTTAATCTCTACCAAAAAAGTATGGTTTTTATACCCTACCAATAGGTCAACAGGAAGACCGATAATCCAAACGTAAGCACCTGCAGATCGCAAGGCACTAACTATTTGAATTTGATTTGCGTCAACACGAGCAGCCCTTCTCATATGTGTCTCCAGTAAATTTTACGAATGGCTTTTTGCATTGTGTCTTTGCAAACTCCATATTCTTTTGCAAGCATTTTGTAAGTTACAACTTTAGGTATATATCGTGCTCTTGCTTCTTTGACTTGTTCTTCGGTTAATAAAGAAAATCCATTTATTTCTCCTTTAGCTTGTCTATTTTTCATAAACTTATCTTTTTGGTTGTCTGCATGAGTTCCCATTGCAAGATGTTTTGGATTGCAACAAGCGGGGTTATCGCATTTATGCATTGCAACTTTTCCATCAATGTTTTCTCCAGTAGTTAAACGATAAGCAACTCTATGTGCCATCGATTGAACACCCTCAAATCTATATCTTCCATATCCCCATTGATTTGGTTTTCTAAGCCAATTCCAACATTCATCTTCAGTTTTTATATCTACAAAAGACCAAAACTTGTTTGCATCTACCCTAGCGGCATATCTCATAAAAGTGTCCCATCTCTCATTCTGTTGATGTATTCTCGAATTCGATCTCTTGCACCAGTGCCATAAATTCTCTCGGCTCGTTCTAGTCTTGCACGAATAAGATCAGGTTTCTTACTCCACACCCAATTTCGATACAGTTCTCTGGCCTCTGCTTGCTCAAGAATTACTCTATCGCTTGGTTCTTGAATGTTTCTTCTACTCCAAGTCACCAGTAAGCTCCAGTGCTTTGTTTATCAGGTGTATCGGAAATGGTACGCCTTCACGCACCTTGTCTAGCAGTCTCATGGCTTCAAAGTAATTCATGCGAAATCCAATGCAATTTGAGCTGTGCGTTTCTTTTGTAGTTTTCCATACTCAGGGTTTAATTCGCACCCAATGTACTGTCTCCCAAGGTCTTGGGCTACCTGGGCGGTAGTTCCTGATCCCATAAATGGGTCTAAAACAATACCTCCAATTGGTGCGCCAGCAAGGATGCAAGGCTCGATTAACTCTGTTGGGAAAACCGCAAAGTGTGCTCCTGAATATGGTTTTGTGTTTATAGTCCAAACACTTCGTTTGTTTGCCATTCCATCAGCACCAAAAACTCTTTCTCCTTGGCTAAACCTATCTCCTTTTGCATAATCAGCTTGATAACCTTCAGCATTTTTATTGCGTGTTTCTGGTTCACCTTTTAATGGCTCTTTGATCGCAACATGGTCAAAATGATATTTATGGGATTTGCTCAACAGAAAAATGTATTCATGCGCTTTGGTGCATCTGTCTTGAACAGACTCTGGCATTGGGTTTGGTTTATGCCAAACAATGTCCTGGCGTAAATACCAACCATCTGCTCTGAGTGCAAATGCAAGCATCCAAGGTATGCCAATCAAGTCTTTAGTTTTCAGTCCAGTTGCGTGTAATTTGTCTAGCTTCCTGTCATTAGCTGGCATATTGTTTCTGCCTTCACGCTGATATTCTGGGCTTGCTCTTGCAAAACCATTTGTATTGCAATAGCTATCTCCGATATTGACCCATAGAGTGCCGTCATTCTCAAGGACATCCCAAACACATCTAAAGACTTCAACAAGCTGTTTTATAAATTCTTCAGGCGTGTCTTCATGTCCTATTTGACCTTCATGCCCATAATCACGCAAGCCAAAGTAAGGAGGACTTGTTATACAAGTTTGAGCCTTAACGCCTTGTGTTGCCCATTTACGCATAATTTCACGGCAATCACCAAATTCAATCTTATTCATGCTTTTCTCCTTAACTCAGCCATCTTAGCCAACACTTCTAGCGGAATAGGTGCGGCTTTTTTTGCGTCTTCTGCAATCTTCAGCAAAGCAGGGTCTGGCTCATTTGATGGCGCAACAGTGAGCCTACCAATGTCATAGGAATTTTGTTTAACAGCTTTGGTGTTACGTACCCAGTTTCTCCATGTTGCATCCCAATCCAACTTGACACCCTTTTGACCCGCTTGGGCAACCCAATAATCTTTGAACTGTTCAGCAACCTGACGAACATCTAAGTCTGGTCTTTCCTGAGTAGCCCAATCTCCCATTGCTTTACTAAGAAACCAATCTTGGGCGAGGCGTGAGCCACGCTTGTTCTCTTTAATTGGTTTATGGTTAGTGGTTATTGGTTTATGGTTATTGGTTGCTATTGGGGTAGCATTAGGGGGGCTAATAGCCTCCCCATTGGGGGGCGTTCCCCACCTCTTAGCCGCCCCACGTTTACCTGCTTCAGCAAACTCTTTGTATTGTTTGATTTCCTTGTCTGCACGAGGAGAAACAAAGCCATCTGCCGTTGAAATGAAGAACTCATTGAGGACAGTCATTACATCCTCTTCATGCTCACGCATACCGATCTGACGAGCAATATCTCGGTGCTTTATAGGTTGTTCATGGAGAAAGTAAAAATCTAGCAAACGCCTGTAAGCTAAATCTTCCATCAAAGAAAGATGATGGGTGTGACTTTTGTAGTCACCAATATGGAACTGGTAGTAGTGCATATATTCCGCTTTTTAACCACCCTTTGAAGGAATTGCCAGCAGGAGAAGGGTTAACTCTTTTCGGTTGGGTAGCAACTCCCGACCTAGCTGGATTCCATAATATCAAACTAATTCTACTTTGTAAACTCAAATAAATTGATTATTTGTGATTTCTTTAGTGAAATTAGGATTGCCATTAAACAACCTTCTGGCCTGATTGTTCATCACCGCATACTCAACCTTGGTAAAAATACCCTTTGCATTGCGTATGTCAAACGGGTTTAGCTTGTTATATGGCTCATCATTGGCGGCTTTTGTAGCCTCAATCATGTGCGGCTCTAGGGTGTATTTGCAGACCCAAGCACGATGCACTTTGATTTTCTCAACAGTAAGTTCTTTCTTGCGAGACATCTTCTTGCAAGCAGCCACGATGGAGGTTCTTGGGATGCCCGTTAGATTCTCCATTTCATAGGCAGTAAGCGATCCATTCTGTAAAGCTCGAATAATTGCTTGTTGGGTCATTTGTATAGGTTCTCCAGGTTGATTGGGCGGTTTAAATGGAGTTCTAGGGTTCTAGCAAGTAGAGCAGTTACAGAGGCGGTAAAGTCCTCTGGCTCGTCCACATAGACACTAGCCATTCGGTTTGCGTAGCCCTTTAGGGTTTCGGCACAAGTTTGTTCAAGTTGTTCGATGTTCATACGAGTAGCCTAGCATGATAAAAAAGTTGCGTAAATTAGGGAAAACCCCTATGTAAATTCTGGAATCCATGTGGCACATTAGTGGTGTGGGCAACAAAAAACCCACATTTTAATAAACCTATAGGAGTGAATATGAAGACATTGTTTGAACAGTACAGAGAGCAATTTGCAGACATTTTGTACTGCTGTTATTGCTTAGAACCAAAAGGCGAAAGTTACAGATGTTGCGATGAGAACCACTTTATCGAGTTTAAAGACTTGTATATTGAGGATCAAAAAGAAATCATCGAAGCTGAATTAGATCAAAACACTTAAGGAAATATCATGGGCGTACATAAAAAACTGATGGATGCAAGGATTCTCTTGCAACAAGCACCACTCAAGAAGTCAGGCCACAACAAGTTTGCGGGCTATTCATACTTCGAGCTTGGTGACTTTCTGCCAACAATCAATCAAATCTTCTCAAGAGTTGGCTTGTGCGGTGTTGTTTCGTTCGATAAAGAACTAGCAACTCTGACCATTACCGATACTGAAGACAGTACAGAGATCAAGTTGACAAGCCCTATGGCAGATGCCAATCTAAAGGGCTGCCATCCCATCCAAAATCTTGGTGCGGTAGAGACTTATACCAGGCGGTATCTGTGGGTTTCAGCAATGGAAATTGTTGAGCACGATGCCTTAGATTCTTCTGCTCCACTAAAGGAAGATAAGTTAATCATTAGTCCTACTCAGGGTGCAATGGATAATATTCCTCCAGATGAGGTGCAGTATTTACAAGAGATGGCAGTTGAATTGATTGCTACTTGTGAGCAAGGTGACCCCAAGGCAGCTTGGGATAAGTTGGAGGGAGAGAACCTAGATTCAGAACAAAAAGTGGCTCTATGGACACTCCTTCCTAGTAAAGTGCGTGCAGCGTTAAAGAAAGCAAAGGAAATCTAAATGGAAAAGCGTGATAACAGTGGTGTTTTGTTCAAATCCGACAAAATTGAAAACGAAAGGTCTCCACAGTACAAAGGAAATATCACAGTAGAAGGAAAAGATTACTGGATTTCTGCTTGGGTCAAAGAGGGAAAGAGTGGCAAGTTCATGGGTTTAGCAGTATCACCCAAAGAAGAATACAAGCCAAAGCCTTCTGAGCGTTCTAAAACAACAGGATTTGATGACGAATCAATGCCTTTCTGATAAACTTTTCTCGGGGTGAAAGCTGTGCAAAGAGTTTCCGAGCTTGCAGACGAGCAGCCGTAGCCCCACCTAATAGGAGTTAATAAATGAATGATATTTTTGACAACATGAAGCAGTCAATGGAGAAATTCTTTGGTACGCCAGCGTTTAAACTGGCTAGAAGAGAAGACCCCACAACGAGCCATCAGGCGGCTCAAGCAGTTGATACCACCAAGCTAGAAACAATGGTCTATGAGGCCATTAAGAGCCATCCAGATGGGTGTATCTCAGATGACATCCTTGGTATGTTCCCAAACTACCCATATTCCTCAATAACAGCAAGGTATCGTGCTTTGTTAGACAAGGGATTTATTGAAGTTTCAGGGGTCAAACGTGGCAAGTTTGGCAGAAATCAACGAATTATGAAGGCCAAGTAATGCTAGAAAAACCACCGCATTCCAAGATCAGTTATCCATCTACACCAACAAAAGACTTTAAATGGTCTTCTGGATCAGATGTCCAAGCAATCTGGAAGAAACATGGATGGAATCCACCAAGCGAGAAGATGCTGCCACCACCACCTGAGAAAGTTATGGAATTAAGGAGAGTTAGATGAGCTATGCAGATATTGAAATAAAGATAATCCAATGGGCAGAAGCCCGAAAGATTATTCCTAATAGCAACCCAGAGTCTCAGTTACTTAAAGCAGTTTCTGAAATAGGAGAATTAGCAGATGCCACCATCAAAAAGGACAAAGAAGCTATTGTGGATTCTGTTGGTGATGTCATGGTCTGCCTTATTAACTACTGCGCTTTGCAAGACATCAATCTGGTAGACTGCATGGAAGTTGCGTACGATCAGATCAAAAATCGCAAGGGAATACTATTGCCCAACGGAGTGTTCCAAAAGACACTTGACTGACACAAATTAAGCCTAGTATTTCATTGCAACAATTGGTTGCTTCAGGAGAACATCATGAAATTTGAAATGGAATTTGGTTGGATAGGCAGTGAGAAAGTTACAGTTGAAACCCATGACTTCGAGAAGATTCAAATCATTCAAGAATTTATCGAGTTCCAAGAGGAAAATGGTTGGGCAGTTGACTATGAAGCAATTGACTGTGATGAGGATGAATTTGAAGAAGACGCAGCAGAGGAAGTAATTGTTGCTGGTCTAGATGAGTAGCCTATAAGCTACTTTGCCAACAGATAAAGCCCCACATTGCTAAAGGCGTACCCTGCGTACACGATAGCCATGTGTGGGTTATCTTTCCAAAGCTGTTCACCAGCGATATAGGCATAGATTGCCCCCGTCAAGATGATTAGCCAAGCACTCAAAATGCACCTACATCAATCACTTCGCCTCTAAACTGAACCATGTCCTCATCAAATTTATGGACGAGTTCAGGCCATAAAAGCTGACCATTGAAGAAGTTTAACACCGCAAAGCCTGATCTGTGATTGTTTGGGTTTATCTCAGCATAAGTAAATTGTGGCCCATCAGTCTCAGCCAAAGTCCCCGTATCCACACCATACCGAACCCCGTTATAGTCGCTAAAAGGGGTCACTTTAAGGCTATGAAGGTGTCCAGTAACTACTGACACACCCGCATTAACAGTATTGTTGTGAGTGGCATGAATACCACCTTTGTAACGATGCTTAACAATTACGTTATCTGTAGGCCATACTGCCCAACAGAAGTCCCAATCTGGGATATGGTCTGTCAACTTAAAGCCCTGTACTTCTTTAAACTGTGGTGCGTGTTGAGCTAATCTATTGCCAAACCGAATATCGTGATTACCCCATGTAAACAAGAGCTTTACATTGTGTCTCGCTGCTTTAGCAACTTCATCTATCTCACCCAACGCACCTTGCGTAGCTTTTAACTCTTGGATAACAGAAGTTTGTGGTTGGTCAGTTACATCATGGCGTGATATAGACGCTCCATCAAAGGCATCCCCGTTACATATCACCGCATGAGGTTTGAACTCTTGGATAGCCCATAGAAGCCCTTTAAATGCCGTTGTACGCTGTGCAGGGATAAAGTGGGCATCTGAGAACACAATCACACATGAATCCAACATCCCGAGTTTTACTTGTCTTAAAGGAGAAAAGGATTTAGGTCTACTGGCGGCATAGTTAGCACCACGATGGTCTTTTGCTATTAAGGTAATCTTATGATTTTCCTCAATCCACCTTCTACGCAAATGAACTGCTCTATTGGGTATTCCAAGGTGTTTGGCTATTTCAGTTGCAGATTGAAGTTTCTCCCAAAGTTGGATGAACTCCATATCCGTACACGTTTCGTTATGTGAACCCATTGGAATCCCTTGAAAGTAACTTTTCTAGCAGATTGATGACTCTATGCTCTTGCATTTCAACCTCATCTTGAGAAGATTTTGGGTCTTGAGCCACAGTCATTAAGTCGTGCAGAAAAACATGAAGCAACTCATGCAAAGCAGTCTGATCCAGAGATTCTGGTGTGATCTTCTCAGCACCAAAGTCACCTAATCTGTAAGTAGCCAACCTAGCCGAGGCATTGAACTCCACAGAAGCCATTGCCGCCTTTGCCGCCTTGCTTCCCTTCTCTATTCTCCAATCGCCCAGACTAAGCACTTGTTGCCACTTTCTGACACTTTGTGCAAACAGTTGTGATTGTTCTGGCGTAGGAATGTTAGGCATTTCAACACCTTATACAGTATTTATGACAATTTAATTTAACAAAGCACACTCAGCAACACGCCTTTTTGTCAGACCAGCTAGAACTTTTCCACCGCCTTTATTCCAAAGCATGAGTTGTTCTTTAGCTGCTTCCCATTCGAGAGCATTGATTTTTCTCTTGAGAGTAGATGTCTGTAAACGACCAATTCCAAGGTTGTAAACAAAGTCAACAATGGCGTTACATTTTTTTTCATCTGTTGCAAGAATCGGACAGTTTCTCAGAACACCTGGTAGGTAGGTATGTTCCAATTCGTGCATTAAAAGAACATGAGCCTCCTCTTGTGTCGTTGGAGGGTCATTTAAAGTAACCTTGCGCCCGTCAGCATAGTAAGTAGAGCCATATCCAATGGTGGCCACACCCGCAGGACAGAGATAGGGTTTACTTCTAAACCCCTCAAACTGCTTACATAGTGAAGCGGCTATCTCTAAGTTCATATTCCACGCTTAGACAGAGTTCTATCAAGAAACCAGTAGTTAATTGTTCCTGACAAAAGCGCAGAAAAGTCTGGTGTCATCATTGTTTTGAAGACTTCAACGGCTGGCGCACCTGCTAACCAAGCGTTCCATGCAAACCAAACATGGATGAATGACCAAACAAACAAAACCCAATATGTGACCACAGGACGCACAGAAGCAGAAAGTGAGGCTACCCATCCACCAGCTGCTTTAACCATCTCTGCTTGCTGTTCTATAGCTGATTGAAAGGCATTCATGACACCTACGTCTACAGCCGCCTCTCTTTGTGCGCCTATTTCTGCGAGTTTCTGTTGACCACGTTGAGCCTCCAGATCGCATTGGAACTTGAACATATTGAGTTCATGCTCACGCTCATTTTTCTTATCCATCCATTTAAGGACTTCAGGAGCCATGCGGAAGATGCCACCAAAGATAGAACCTAGTAAACCACCAGAAAGAATATCAAGCATGATTAGTCCTCACAATGTTTGCATTTATGGTGCGAGTCGCCTTGGCCTAATTTAACACCCGCTAACAGTCCAATAAAGCCACCAATGATGGTTTGAAAAGCAGGGTGCAACATAGAAAAGATTTCTGCGTTGTCCACTTCCTTAGCCCATAGACCAAGTAAAAAAGCCACAACCATGCCTAACACCGACAAACAAAGGGTTGCTGCAACCATAAGAGTGACTGAATATGTCAGCTTACTTACCACGTCTTGATCTTGTTTCATACATAAACATCCAGTTTGCGGTTATTGAATATCTCCATACGGAGTCTCTCTTGAACAACTTTTTTAGTGTAAATCTCAAACTCTAGGTCTTGCAACTGAGCTTGTTTCTGCTTGGCTAATTCATTTGCTTTATTCATTTCATGCTGTTTCTCTAGCTTCACTTGAGCAAGGTCATGTCTATCTGGATACCCAGAGGGCTGAACAGTAGGAAATAGCTTGATTGTGTCGATCATTTCTTTTCCCTCTCAAGTGCTTCCTTATACCCAAGAACCACCAATCCTCTTAACTGATGCGAATCAGCATTTCCTGCCCATTCACTCAAGTTATTCCAGATTACTCTGAAGTCGGAACTTTTACATAAGTACTGATGTTTTGTAAGCCACTCAGTCATCTGTTTGTACCTCTCAGTAGGGTCATGCACACCCCAAGCAATTGAGTAAAACTCACGCACACTACATAGGTCTTTCCCTGTAGATTGAAGCGATAGAGTTAAAACAAGTGCTACTAGCCATCTCACGGGTACGCCCAAATTATGATGTAACTACAAAAGACAACAAAGCAAGCGATACAGACTGCCGCAACAAATGCTTCGGCAAAGTCTTTCATTACTGTTCTGTAGGTACAAAAGCACCTTTGAAACCAAATATTGATGAAGAACTAATAGTTGGACTCCATTGGCTTGGATCTCCCAATAGTCTCAGTACTTGATTGCGTTCAGAAGCAGGTAGGGTAGACAACAAGTCAGCCGCACCTTGAGGTGTTTTCATCGCTTGAGTCAAAGTCTGTAAAGTTTTTGTGCTAACAGATTTTTCTAACTCACTAATCACTTTGTTAGCCGATGAAGCAAAAACATTTAAGTAGGACGGCAATCTTATGAATGAAGTCTGTTGTTTTAACAATTGCGCAAGAGCCGCTTGTCCTGCGCTTGTTTGTTCTTTAACAGCTATTTTAGTCAATTGTTTTTGAGCTTCATCACGCAATACCGACAAACTTGAGTCTGCCAACTCAGCCGCAATGTTGTATTTACCTGGGCCTAGAATTTTCTCAACTTCTTCGGGAGACTCATTTTGAACTAAACGAACAAATCCATCTTTGTTTGTTTTCCAGAGTTTTAGAGCCTCTCCCGTTAGTTTGCGTTCGGCAATCTTCTCCATGCCTTTTGTGTAATCAGCAAGGTATTGACGATAACCCACACCGCCAGCCTCTTCAATTGCATCAACAATAAGTGGTCTAATGTTTCCAAGAACTTTAGATGCAAGATTTCTTTGTGATGTAGCGTCAATGCCTGGTCGTAGTTTCTGAATAGCCGCATTAACTGAGTTTTTACGAATTGCATCTAAAGCTACGATGTCTACAATTCCACCGCTGTTTGTCCATTTAGCAATATCATCGGCAACATTTTTAACAACACCAACCAATACATCATCACCAGCAAACTTTGGATTATTTGCAATAGAGGAAATCTTTTGTGATAAAGCTAAACCTTCAACTGGTTTTATGCCAACAGATCGCAAAGCATCAGCCGCACCTTGTGCAAAATGAGCACCCTGACCTAAATCTAATGATGCATCTGCCGCTTTAGAAGCCCAATTGTCAGCCATCTGAGCCAAATCACCCTTATAGGTAAACCTTGTAAAACCGACAGGAATACCCTTCTTGATTAACTCAAGACGACCCGCCGCTTCTGCTAAGTCTCCAGCTTCAATCAATCTACGAACATCAGCAACTTTAGCCGCAGCTTCTGCTGACAATTGACCAGCTTCTGCTTCATAGGCGGCTACAGATTTACCAAGATTTGCACGATTTAATGCAGTTTCTCTGGATGGTGTTGTAACAGCATTTAAAGCATCTTTTGCTCTTTCAGCAACAGAGCGAACTTCAGCCGCATTTTCACCACCCGCCAACTTAGACAAAGCCTTCAAAGACTCATCTTCATTAAACATTTTTACTTTTAACAAGAATTGTGGGTCTTGTTGCAGTGCGTCATTTATTAAGGCTTGCCATTTAGGATTGTTAAAAGATGCTGTAATTTCGGCAACACTTGAATTAGGTGGAGCATTTCTTAATATCGAAAGAACTTCTGGTAGGTCTTTACCAAGAGACAATTGAGCCAATGTAGCGGCTTTTTGTTTTGATGCTTGTGATAAATCCATTAACTTACCAACACCAGCGCTTAAACCTTGTGCAACTGCACGACCACCAGCCTCATAGGTTGCGCCTTCTAAGATATTCTTAACAGGTTCTGTTTGCGCTTGTTCAGGTGTCATACCACCAAGATATATATCACCTAGTTTTAAAGCCTCTTTAGCCATTCCATATCCTAGACCTGCACCACCAACAATGCCAGCTGGTCCTATTGGAGTTCCTAGCAAACCACCGCCAACAGCACCAAGAGCCTCAACTGTAGGAGCAACTACTGGTTTGGCAATATTGCGATAAATCAATTGGCTTAAACTTAGATTTTGTTCATTTTTGGCGGCAGGAACAGGCTTTCCATAGCCAGGTATTTGTTCTGATAATGGTGCAGGATAACGAGCCGCTAAACGAGCAGTTTCATCGGACTCTTGAGGTTTAGGTTGTGTTAGAGTACCACCCATTTGTGATGCTAAAGAAGAATAATCAACATTAGAAGATTGTGCAGCTTCACCACCAAACTGTTTAGCAAGCATTTCGTAGTCCATTTATTTCTCCAAAGATTTTTTGAACTGTGCTGCCGCTTCAGCAGTGGGAAAATTAAAAACTTGACCATTTGGTGCTGTTACAGAGTTTCCAGTGCTAGAAGGCTGAGAAACACCAGTTGATTGAGAACCTTGTTTTTTATAGTCATAAGTCATATCGTATGCTTCTTTGAGTCTATCTTTAGAGGCTCGAACTGTTGAAGCTGTTTTTAGCAATGTACTTTTTAAATCAGCAGTATCTTGTGTCCTGTTAATAGGAGCAAAAGCATCACGCAAATTCTGACCTTCTTGATTAGAAACATTACCCAAAGCACCACCAGTAGGTGAAGATGCACGAAGGTCTTGCAATTCTTGGAAACCACCCCTAGCAACAATGCTATCGTATAAGGCTTGTGCTTGCCTTGCTTCTTTAGTAACTGGAGGAGTACGACCATAAACTAAACCGCTAATTCCAGATAAACCTGGGTGATTAGCAAGAGTTTCTAAATCTTTTGCGAATGATTCTGATTTTGTCTCAAAAGTTTTAAGCGCAATTGTTGCTTGTGGATATTTGGCTTCACGATTCTGAATTTCTTTAGGGGCTAGTCCTTCAAATCCTGATACAGGTGTCATGCGACCTGCCAATGCTTCTTCACGAGAAACAAGAATTTGCTTGCCAGTTTTAGGATCAATAACTGCAACAGGTGGTTGTTCTGGTCTTGGTTGACCAGGAGGTCTACTTGCTGTAGCACGAGCCAAAATAAAGTCTTGGTAAGAACCTTGGAAATTACCACCTTCAGGAGTTTTAGCAAATTGGTATTCACCAACCATTGAGGGAGGAGCTTTGTCAGTTTTACTTGTAAGTTGCTCTAAACGAAGTCTAAATTCATTGTTATATTCGGCAGAACCAACAGGGCCAGCTTGTAATGCAAATGCTGTAGCATTCTTCATTTCTGGAGAAGTTAATTCAGGTTTATCTTTATTTATCAATTGACTTAAAGTTTGTTGATAAGCCTGATTAAACTGAGGAGTTCCTTTTTCCGCTACGCTTCCAGCAAATGCTAAAGCGTTTCGTTGCTCTGGAGTCATCTTTTCAGCAGTACGTTGTTGAGCCAAAGCTATCTCACTCTGCGCTTGACGAGCATATTGAGCCAAAGCCATAGCACCTTGTTGGTCACCCGCTTGAGCCAACATCTGAGCACCTTTTAAGATTGACTCAGGATTGGTTTGGTCTATCTGTTGGGCAATAGCATTTCGAGCACTGATTAGCTTCAGCTGAGGATCTTCTATGCCCATAGCACCGCCTAAAGCAGTACCAAAGCCTTTAGCACCCGCATAGGTCATAGCCGCACCACGAGCAGAAGGGTCTAGTTGTGCAAGGTTAATACCTTCTTGTAGAGCACCAACACGTTGTTGCTCACCATACATTTGTGGATTTATACCGAATAGACCCGCTACGATATTGTCTGCCATGATGAATCCTTAGAAGTAAAGCGAACCAAAGTATTCGCCTGTCGATGGGTCTATACCAGTTCCATATTGTCCATAACTGAAGCCACTTGTTGCAGGCTGACTACCAAACAATCCACCTACTACTTGACCAAATACGGGAGAAGCAGTTAAGCCGCCTAAAGCAGTTGAGTAAGGATTTGTTGTTGCCGCAGGGCTTGTAGCTAAAGCGGTACTCAATTTAGCACCACCTAAGCCCAATTGACCAACATTAGAACCTGCTTGAGCCGCTTGTTGAGCTAGAGCCGCACTCATAGTAAAGGGTTGTTGTGCCGCAGTCTCCAAGCCTTGAACTTGTCCCAAAGCAGTTGTATAGGGCGTATAAGCGGCTTGCTGACCACCATAGTACTGACCCATAGCTTGAGAGCCTTGACCTAATAGACCCGCACCAAAAGTGACTTGCTGTTGACCATACTGTTGAGCATTAGCCGCCAGTTGAGCCTCTTGTTGAGCACGAGCGTTATACAGAGCCTGTAACTCAGGAGTAGTAGCACCCATAGTTCCACCTTGAGCAACAGAAAGACCGCCACGACCTTGTTGTTGGAGTCTATTTTGCAGATTAGCAAGTTCAGTCTCTCTGCCTGGTTGCAACAAAGCCATCTGCTGATTGAGGTAGTTCTGAGCAACATCTTGAGGATTCTGAGCTAAATATTTATTGCCCAAACCAAACAAACTTTGTGCGCCTGTTTGTAGAGGAGAAAACTGTGCTTGTGCGCCTTCTGCTTGTACTAAACCTTGTTCAGCCAACTTAACTAAGCGGTCTTGAGCATTCTTAGCTTCAGGGCTTAGTGTGTACCCTGCGCTTGTCAATTGACCAGTTGTAGGATCAATTGCAAACTGTGAAGTACCAAACCTAGTGGTCATGCCAACTGGCCTAAAGGCAGCGGCTTGTTTGGCAGCAGCAGTTTCAGCATCAATCATCGCTTGAGCCTTTTGAGCCGCTTCACGAGATGTCTGTTGTTGTAGAAGACCTGCCGCAGTTTGTGCGCCTGTCTGGACTAGATTACCAATATTTGTAGGTGTAAAAAGACTCTTGACTGCCGTTGGAATCAATGTTGATGCCAAGGTTGTTGCAGTTGGTGTTAATGTAGATGTAAGCGCAGTTGTTGCACCTGTTGCAGCGTTAGTTAAAGCACCAGTAGTAGCGGCAGTAGTTGCCGCAGTATTTGCCGCAGTGTTGGTCAATGCGGTGTTAGCCGCAGTATTTGTAAGAGCAGTGTTATCGGCTGTGTTGGTTAATGCAGTATTTGCCGCTGTGTTAGACAACAAACCGCCAGTTGTAGCTGCCGCAGTAGTTCCAGCAGTTTGAGCCGCCTGAATAGCCGCTAACTCAGCCGCTGTAAAACCAGATGTACCACCTGCAATACCAGCATTAGCCAAATCAAAAGCACCACCAGAGCCAGCAAACTCTAAACCTGCTCCAGTTGCACTACCAGCTGCACCACCAAGCAACCCACCGCCACCCATAAGTGCATTTGCACCAGTAGCTAGAGCTGCAATCTGAAATCCCGGGTTTGCCACAATATCTTTGATTGCACCTCCAAGTGAAGTGTCAACTTTTGAAATTGTGCCAGTTCGTTGATATGTTCCATCTGGAGCATATTGCTGATACTCTGATCCAACAGGTGCTTTGTAGTTAATATCACCATTGCTTTTAGAGACGATTACTGCCTGAAGTGGCCCAACTTGTTCATCTTGACCAGTACCAGTTAACTCATACTGAGGTGTAACTGCAACATTACCAAGAGTTTTGCTAGATCCATAAGGAATAGTAGCTCCTACACGAGAAACTACCTCTCCTACTGGTAAACCAACGGCCTCAGCCATTTGAGCAGGAGATATTTTGTAAGTCTCCATAGCCGCAACAATGTCGGCATCGCTCATGCCTGGATTAGCAAGCAAGAAATCTATAATTTGACGACTTGTTACGGCCATGATGTTTACTCCGCTTCTTTAGGAACTTGCGCTTCAGCCTGTTCTTTAATCTTCAAAATTAAAGGCCATACGCCTGATTTTGCGGGCATCTCACCCAGCACGTTCAAGATAAATTGCACTTCGTTTGCGTCTAAATTCAAATTCATGTTGCACTCCAAGGAACGCCTGTTGAGGTAACAGGATTCTTCTGTAAAGCAATATTAGCCGCCAGAGCATCTTCAGTGGCTTGCTTGTCAACACCATTAGCCCATACCCAACCAAGGACTGTTTCTTGTGTGAGGTCTGCATATGGAATCGTTGGTGTGCCATCAGCCCATGAGCAAGTTGAGTAGATAGAGGCTGTGTAGTCTCCATCAGTAGCCGTAGCAGTCCAATGTGCAGTTGTTACGAAGCCGTTTGAGGTTTCACGCTCAAGTGTTGAGATAGTCCATTGTGTAGTCATGCTATTTCCTTTGAGGTTAATTGCTTATAGTGAAAAAAACAATCCTTGATTCTGTTTTGCCAACATGGGTAAGGGTCTTTGTATTGGCACTCTTTGTTATTGCACCACACACCAGTAGGTGATGAACCCATTGTTTCTTGTTTGCACTCAGGACAAGTAGTCATCTTCAAGCCTCAGTAGGGTTATAAGGTTGTGGAGATGTCTGAGTCCAAGCGTATGTGGCAATGCTCAAGTAATAAGCCTCATCCAATACTGTTGATGCTTGTGGGTCATTTGGTACTAGAGTTGTACGCCAGTAAGTTGACGAGATGACAACATCATCCTTGAGTACATCGGTAGTCTTGCGAACACCAATGCAACCATTGGGTTGAATGTCAAACTGAGAAATGTATGTGATTTCAGATAAAGCCATGATTTGTTCCTTTAAACATCGTAAGAAAATTGTGCATAAGTTTGTCCAGCAGTGCCACCAGTAAAGGTATAGAAAAATAGAGTTGTTAATCCCGCTTGAACAGTTGCAGCACTTGCGGTGGCAGGAGTAACTGAACCACTAAATACAATAAATACCCCATTTGAAATAGTTGCTGAAGCAGTAAATGGTAAGCCACCA